GAGGAGGTGCACTGCCAAGTGCACCTCCTCGCTTACGTTTCTCAACGTAAGCAGGGGAGGTGGGCCCTGGGCCCCCTCATCTGCGGATTCAAACCGCGAACGCCTAGTTAATAACTAGGTGCCCATCCGTACGAGATGTCGACGCGTACGGGACGTCCAGAACGTTCCAAGTGGTCGATAGCAATCGAAGTCGCACTAAGCTCGTCCCACCACATTACATGGTGAGTTTCGCCTTCGGGCAAACTCGATTGTACGAAACACTTGAGCAGGGCGTCATACCCATCAATGCTGTTCTTAGGCAGCACTGGGCGCACCGTCCACCCCTTGACTTCGGGGCTTTGAGTGTCGGGATTGAGTCTCTGGGTTTCATACCCCAGAAAACTATGACGACCAAGTACAGGACTTGTGTCGGACACGACCGGAAAGGAGATCATCCTCTCGAGAATCGTATCAAGGTGCCTGGCGGAGCCCCAGAGGCCAGCTTTGTAAAGCTGATTCCTCAAGGACACAGCACCAACAAGCTCTGCAACGTCCCGCCGTGATGTAGGTAGCAGATGACGGACCCTGACAATGGATATGTCATGGCCATCATAATACTCCTTGCCACAAGATTCCCTGAAGGCTGAAGCCCAAAAGGACTTGCTCGAGTTCACCTTGAAACCGAAGTGTTCAAGGGCCTCTATCACGGCTTGCACATGTGCTACGGGGACAATAATGTCATCACCGTAGACACGCACCTGACCACGAAGGGATCGAATATCCTTCGTGGACAACTGACGGCCTAGACTCTGTTCTATACCGACAAGGCATACGGTCGCAAAGACCATTGCCTCGATCGGGAAGCACAGAGCCGAACCCATCGACGCAAACTTGGTTAGGGGAATTACCCCATGGCCAAGCACCTCAGCCTTCGAGGACCGGCAAGCGAAAACAGCCCCACGCAAGTGGGGGTGAAGTCGAAGCAGGTGCTCTACATGCTGAGTGGAGACACGATCGGACGCCTCACTAAGATCTAGTGTGGCCAATTCCCTGGTACGGGAACCTTCCAGTGCAAGTCGCTGGTTAGGCTCTTGCTGCCGAAATCCGACGAAGTTAGTCTCGGAGTCACCCGATTCCAG